TTCGGCAGCGTCATCTGCTTGCCGGCGTCGAAATCCTGCTGCGCCGTCTGCCCGCGCCCGCCGACGACCACGAGCGAATCGTCGACAGTCCAGAGCAGGAGGAATAGACCCTGCGTGTCAGCCGCGGCTCGCTCGGTTGCCCCCGACGCCGCGTTACCGATCGTGCGGCCGTTGAGCCGCGCCCAGCCCGGATGCGTGCCGGTATCGTATCGCTGCTTGATGTCTCCAGTCTTGGCGACATCGGTCGTTTCTCCAGCGCCAGGATCGCCAACGACCGGAGGGTCGGTCAGCGTGACGCCGTCCGCTTCCCAGACGATCGGGCCGCTCGGCGAGCTTAGGGCCCGAAACTTGAAGGCGCCTGAGCCGTACATGACGGGCAGGATGCCGGCGCCATTCACCGGGATCGGGTTCGGGTGCTCGGTGCCGTTGGCATAGTTCGCCTGCTTGTAGAGCACGGCCGGCGTCGTCGTGCCCGCCTCGAACACCTGGAGAACGGCGGTCCGGATTGGCTTGCCGTTGAGGTCGAGGACAGGCGTCAGGGAGAAAGGGGCGAGCATGTCAGCGGTCCTCGGTGCGTGGCTGGACGCGAATCTGCATAGCGCCCGGCGCGCCGGATTGCGAGCGGATGGCAAGGCCGGCAAGACGCCCGAGTGCGCCCGTGGGATCGCCCTGCCCCGCGAGGCCGCGAAACGCCGCCACAGCATCGGGGCGCGTGAATAGGTCGGCCAGTTGGTCGAGATTACGGCCCAAGCGCCATTCCTCGATCTTGGCGATAATGCGCGCCGGCAGCTTGATCCCGCCCGTGGCAAGATTTGCGGCCAGCCTCTCGACGGGGCCACCCTGCTTCATGCGGGCGAGCTCCTCGGCGTTGTAGGCGGTCCGAGACCCGACGTTCTGCCGGCGACCCATCGCCTCGAACACGTCGAGAAGCCGGTTGAATCCGTCCGCCACAGCGTCGCCGTTTGGCAGAGCGCGGATCGCCGCATCTTGGTTCGCCGCCTGCTGTGCGTTCCCACGATAGGCCGCTGCGAACTTGGCGCCCCCGCCAGCATTCGGGCCGGACATCAGGTTTTGCGCCGCCTCGTTAAAGACGCTTTCGGCGTGCGCACGCACCAGCTGCCGCGCTGCCCACGGATTGCGCTCGGCTAAGGCACCCACGGCCCCCGCGATCTCGCCTTGGCTGTTGGGCAACGGATTTGATGGGAACAGCGCCGTGATCGCTTGCTGCGTCGTCAGGTCCGAGTTTGCCAGCTTGCCGATCGGCCCCTGCATGAGCGGCTCGACGACCTCGCGGCTGATCCTGGCATAATCGGCGTTGCGGCGAGCGTAAGCCTCGCTGCCCTCGGTCAACGCCTGGTCGATTGCGCCAGTGGCGCGCCCAACGACAGCGCCCGTCTCCTTGTCGATTGCGTCAGGTGCGAATGCCGGCAGTTCGGTGCGGTCGCGGAAATACTTGCGCACCCGGTCGAGGTTATCGACATCTGTCGCGTACTCAGGAGGCTGCGCGGGAACGGCAGGCGTGCCCGGCCTGGTCTCGTACCGAACAACACGGCCGGTGTTCGGATCTGTCACCGGCACGCGCTCGCCGGGAACGGCTGGCACCGCCTCGCGCCCTTCTCGGCGGATCAGTGAGTCACGCATCTGGCGTAGCGGGCCGTGCGACAAGCCGGTCGTATCGGCGGCTATTCTCTCGTCGAGACTGCGGACGAGCGCCTCGACGCTGCCGGGCTCAACCGTGTCCGCGCGCGCCGCGGCCGCGTCGCCGGCTACGGCGGCGGTGCGAGCGCGGTTCGCATCCGTTACGATTTCTTCGGCTGCCCGCCCTGTCTGAGGGCCGATCACGGAAGGCGACGCGGGCACTGGGGCAACTTGGTCGAGAGCCTGCCGGGCTGCTGCGTCCGTGCGCTCGCCGGTTGCGGCGTAGAACGGGCGCATCCCGCCCAAGGCCTCGACGTGGCGCTGCAGGCTCGAAAGATCGGTTGCGCCGTTCGAGGCGGCGTCGATGGCGTTCGCTGCAGACAGCGGGATTCCGGCGCCCTGCGCGTCTCCCATCAGGGTTTGCGCGCGGGCTAGGATCGCCTCACGCTCGGCCTCGGGCAGGCTGCGTAGCGACGCCGTGGCGGCCTGTTCGGCTCCCGACGCGCGTCCGGCATAAGAGGCCACGCCACCGCCTGCGAGAGCGCCGGCAAGACGGGCATAGGGCTCGGCCACCGTGCCTTCCGTGGCTTGACCCGCCGCCTCAGAGCCGACGCCCGCGATCGCGCCCACACCGGCAGCCGCCGCGCGACCGGCGCCGAGAGGCAGCGCCGCGCCCTGTGTCGCGAAATTCGCCGCCTCGCTGATGACCTTGCCGGCTCGCGACTGCGGCTTGTACTGCGTCGGCAGGTTCGCCTGGATATTCTCGGACCCAAGCGTGCGCGCGCCTTGCGCCACCCGCTGCGCCACGACGTCGGGGATGCCCACGGCGCCGCGGTTCCGGTTTTCGGCCGCGACGGCCTCGTAATCGCGCCCCTGACCGATCGACTGCGAGTAGTCGAGTCCAGCCTGTCCGAGCCGCAGCGCATCCGCCGGCAGCCCGACAACGCCAGCCACTCCCTTGCCGACGCCGTTCAGCAGGGACCGGACGCCGTCCGTCGCGTAGTCCGCAAACCCCCAAGCCGCGACCGGTTTCGCTGGCGCCGCGGCCGGTGCGGGGGTATCTTCGAGGTACGGATTCCCGCCCGAGGCGGGCGCGTCATCGAGATACGGGTTCCCCGCGGCCATGCGTCAGCTTCCTTGGCTCGTCATGCAGAGCGCAATCATCCTGACCGTCCTAGCAGGATCTCGCGCCGCCGTCACCGCAGGCGAGCCCGGGTTCGGGTCCGCTCCGCTGCTGATCGGGTTCGCCCTGGCTTGGGGCGCGACCGTCGCACTGTCGGCGGTCCTGGACGTCACAGCCCGGCCGGCAGGAAGCCGCGGCTACGCATCTTCTGCATCACCTTTTCTGCAGGGATGCCAGAAGCAATCGCTGCTCGCGCGTTCGCGATCTCGTCTGCCGGCGCGGGCTTGAGCCCCTGCGCGCTGGCGTCGCGCTGACCGGGGGCGGGTGTGCCGGTGGGCGCCGGGTTCCGAGCCGGAGCGACGCCGGGCATGTTCTCGAGGCCGGCGAAAACGGGATTCTGTTGCCCATAGGCATCGATCTGGGACAAGAACCCGTCGTCGATCCGGCCGTTGTGCGTGCGCTTATAGCCCACCATCATGCGGTGGACCTCCTGCTGACGCAGCGCCACGCGCTCGGCCATTTCGAGGATCAGCTTGTTGCCGGCCGGCGTGTTCTCAATGTTTGGCCCGGTCTGCTCGATAAAAGTACGATCCCCATTCGAGAAGCCGCCGCCGAGCGAGCCGCCAGCCTTATCCAGGATGAACTGCGAGGACAGCTTGCGGAACCCCTCGTTCGCGCGGGCGCCATCAGCGGCACCGAGGCCGAGAGACGCCGCGGCTTTCTTCGCTTCGGTGGCGAGACCCCCGAACGTGCCCGAGTAGAACGACGGATCGTCGACAAGCTGTTTCATCACGCGGATCGACGCCAGGGATGACGACGCGGCGCGGTTTCCCTCGCGCGTCTTCACCTGAAAATCGCCGAGATCCTTCTGCGCAACCTTGTCCTGCTCGTTCTCGGCGTTCGTGTTGGCGTTCTGCGTGACCCGCGTGGCGCCTGCCTCGGCCTTCGACTTCGTGTAGTCCAGCAGCGAGCCCGTATAGCCGTTATTTCGCTTCGCGTACTCGTATTCCTGGATGATGGCCGGGTCCGCGCCCTTGCGCTTCTCAGCGATCATGTCCTCGACGGACCCGCGGAACCCGTTGGCAACGCGCCAGGCGTATTCCTTCTGATCCGGCGTCATCTGCCGGTTCTCGCGGTCCATCTGCAGTTCGTTTGCCAGCAGGGCCTTCATGCCCTCCTTGGCCCCTTCCGGAGCCGCAGGATGCGCCATCGCGCGCACGAGCCACTGGATGCGCTGCGCCGAGCCGGGCTGCATCCCGTTGAACGTGGCTGCCGCCGCGGGCTTCATGCCGGCCTGCACAAGCACCTGCGGCGCCGCCTGCGCGATCTGCACGCGCTGCTCCTGCGGCACGGGGTCGGCCTCGGCCGGAAGCGTCATGGCCGGGCCGGTAGGAGACGCGGACACGCCAGCCGCGACGCTCGGCATCTGCGGCACGAACCCGGGGTCGGCGCTCGCCACCTGAACGCGCGCGGGCTGCTCGGGCGCACCGCCACCAAATCGGCTCGTACGCTCGGCGTAGACTTGGCCTGCGGTCTTGGGCGAGCCATCGCGGTTGTAGAAAATCTTCCGGTTCGCGGCGACCGACGACGGGTCAACGAAGGACGCGGCCGGCGCCTCCGGGTTGTTGATCGCGCCCTTGATGAACCGCGTTGCGCCGCCTGCCCCAAGGAAGTGCGCCACGTACAGGTTGCCCGGGGTGATTGGCACGCCCGCGTTCGTCAGCACGGAAGCGTTGTCGCGCGTGAACCGCTCCATCGCGCGCGTCGACTGCGCCACATCGGTGCGGCCATCCGGCGTGAGGCCAAGCTCCGGGTACTTCTTACGCAGGCCTTCCCAGGTGCCGGCCGTGAACTGGTCGATGCCGGTTGCGCTGCTGTTCGGGTTCTTGGCTGTGCGGTTGCCGTTACTCTCGACACCGCGCAAGGTCGCCAGATACGACCCAGCTACACCACCCGCATCCGTGAACGCCGGGCCGCGCGCAACAGGAGCCGCGGGCGCAGGAGCAGCCGGAGTGCCCGTGCTCGGATCGACTGTCCCGCCGAGAACACCTGCCAAGCCGCCGCCAAACTGGCGCTGGAAATCGGCCGTCTGCGCCTTGGCATCGCCGAGCTTCACCAGCGACAGGCCGGTCTGGAGGTCTCCGGCATCAAACGCGGTCTTGGCCGCGCCCGCATAGTCGCCGGCTTGGACCTGCCCACCAAGGGCCTGCAGGAGGGTCTGTTTCCGCGACTCCTCCAGACCGGCTGCCAGCGACGTGCCGGCGCGCGAGAGTGCAGAGAAATCGACCGCGACGCCGCCAGACATGGGTGCTCCTACGAGAACAGGTTCTTAAAGTTCGATATGCCGTTCCCGCCCGCGAAATTGGCGATACCACCGATGAGGTTCGATCCCAAGCCGAGGACGTTCGCGCTGGCCTGCTCTTGGGCCTTCGCGCCCTTCTGCAGGGTGTCGGCGATTCCGAGAGCCGCCTGGTTTCCGATGCCGGCCGCCGCGGTCCCGGCGCCAAAATTGTTGTTCGACATGACCTGAGCGAGCCCTGCGCGGCCCTGCGCGGTCTGCTGGTCGACGCCGGCCAGTGCGGAGCCGAGGTTCCCGGCGACGCCGGCCTGCCCGGTCAGCGCGCCCGCCTGCCCCGCAAGGCCGGTCGTGTACCCGCCCTGCAGGCCCGACAGATTGTTGATGTACTGCTGAAACCCCTGGTCGGCGAGACCGGTCGCCGTCCGCAGCAGGTCCGTGGTCGCGTTGCCGCCGGCAAGGTCGCCGCGGGCGCCGGCCGCGCGCTGGACGGCGCCGAGGGCTTCGTCTCGGGCATACTGGTAGCCGGGGGCCGCCTGGAAATCCGACGCCGCCTGGGTCGAGCCGGCCGCCCCGTTCGCGCCCGTGGCGTTCAAGAGCTTCTGGTAGGCCGCGCCGCCGCCCTGCACGAGCGGGTCATAGACTGCGCCCGCCTGCCCGAGCAGCCCCGTGGCGCCGGCCGCACCGGTCTGGAGGTCCCCGCGCGCTTGGTCGCCGCCGACCTGCAGGTAGTTCAGGCCCTCGCCGAGCGCCGCGTTGCCGAGGTCTCTGCCGGCATAGATCGTGTTCGTGCCGGTCGTCGCCGCAGCGCCGAGGGTCGCGGTCGCGTCCTTCGTCGCCTGCTTGCTCGCCGCGCCCGTCAAAGCGTCAAGGATACCCATGGAAAACTCCTAGACGGTCCGCCGCCTTGCGTCTATGACCGGCTTGGGCCGGAGCGTGGTGCCGGGGCTTTGCGGCCCTCGACGTTCGATTCGTCAGGGATGGGGGTTCGATTCCCCGCCGGCTACATCACCCCTTCAACGCCGCCATCAGCCGCACGAGATACCGCTGCAGATCCACGGCGTAGTCGTACCACGCAATGTCGGTCACGGGAACGCTGGCCGGCGGTGGCTTTGGCGGGTCGGGGAAATCGGCGGGGATCATCTGGACCCCCTCCCCTGCAACGACGGCACCACCGCGGCGCCCATCAGGAAATCCACCGGGTCCGAGATCTCCAGCCGCAACCGGAACCCCTGTTCCCGGGCCCGAACCCGCGGGTTGACGCGCACGGACAGCGCCCGTTGCCCTTGCCGGCCGATGTCGCGCAGCAGAGGCTCGGACCAGGACGCCCCGTCATCTAGCGACCACGCCACGCCCACCTGCGGATCGCGGCCCGGCTCGCTCGCGGCGAACTCGCGGCCTTCACCCGTCGAGATATTGAGATGGAACGTCGGGACCACCGCGTTCGTCGGGAAGTCGCGCATCACGCCCTCGACGGTCCAGACCAGGGGTTCGCCGGCCTCCTGCCTGCTCAGCGGCGCCAACGACAGCAGCGACGCGCTGATGGTATCGCCGAGCAGCCACCGAGAGAACGCATTCACGCTGAACTGAGCGCGCCACCTGCTCAAGCCGTAGCTCTCTCGCTCGTGCCATCGCTCCGTCGTAACATTGTATTCCCATGTCCAGTCCGGCCCCGAGATCGAGAGGATCGAATTGCCCTCGAACGTGTAGACGCACATCCGGATCGACGAGCGGTCCAGCGTGCGCGCCACGGCGAGCTCGAACGGACGCCAGGACACGCGCTGCGGCTGATAGCCTGCCAGCTTGCGGAGCGAACCGTCCTGGGCGATCCAGAACAGGGGGCCGTCCCAGCCCGCGTCATTGCCGGCAAGGCACCACTTGCCCCACAGCCCCACGTCCACGGCTTCGGTCGCCCGGGCCAGAGGGAACGGCGAGGTTCCGACGTCGCGATAGAACGACATCGAGTTCGCCTTGAACGCGATATACACGCTATCCTTGACCACGCCTCGGATGATCCCGCCGCCGCGGCTCTGGTCGATCGTCTTCGATAGCTCGTTCAGCACGAGCGAGTTCTGCGGGGTCGCGCCCTCGCCGGTCGCCCGGATCGTTGCGTCTTGGTAGGCGAAAATCAGGTAGCCGTTCAGTTCGGCGACATCGGTCGGGAACCCCACAGTGTCGTCCGGATAGTCCTGCACCGACGCGCCGTCATCCGAGACCACATAGGCCCCGTTCTCCGATACGATCACGACGTCAGGCCGCGGCGCCTTGTTGTTGCGCGCCATCGACACCGGCTGCTCGCCCGCCAGGCCGCGCAGCAGGTTCGTGGGCGCCAGGTTGCCGTTCATGGACAGCAGCCGGTCCTGGACGGCCACGTAGAGCAGCGGGCCGGCGACCAGCATCCCGCGCGGCCCGCCTCGCCCGAGGTCCGCCACAGCCTGCAGGCCCGGCACGTTGTCGAACTTGATCTCGCTGCCATCCGCCACCGCCATCGCGTTGACAAGACGCCCCTGGCCTTCGCCGGGGCGCTCGCCGGGGGATGAGGATTGCGGGAAGACGATCGCGGCCATCAGGCGCCCAGCTTGGCGAGGCGGGCGGTTAGAGCGCCCTCAATCCGGTGGCGCTGCGCCGGCAGAACGATTGCCCACTTCACACACGATAGGAGCAGACGAATATCGGCGGCCGTCAGATCGTTCACGCTCGTCCTCCCAGCCTCAGAAATACTCCGAGCACTGCGGACGATACGTCGGACGCCCCCTCTTGAGCAAGCGCAACTCGCGCTCAGCGGCCTCGGTGCGCGCGGCAATCCGTGACGCGGTCTCGCTGTCGACGGCGAAATCGTCCGCGATGGCGTTCGCGAGGCAGATGGCGATCGGCTGGAACATGGCCTCGGGGATCGGCTCCGAGACCTCGAAAGCCGTCACGTCGCGCTCGAACAGGCGCGCGAGAACCCCGGCAGATTCGCGCCGCGCAAGCTCGAGATCCTCCGCGGCCCCGGGCTGGCCGGCGCCGACTTCGTTGAGGATCGAGAGCGCGCGCTGCGCGAGTTCCGCCAGGGTTCGGGACATCAGCGAGCGCCGGGCTTCTTGACGGCTGGCGCCTCGGCCTTGGCGGCCTCGGTCTTGCCCGGCATCGTGACCTCCTCGGACGCGGCGCGCTCGGCGTCGGCGGCAGCCTGCTCGGCCTCCTCGTCGGCCCGCAGCGCAGCCGCGGCGCGCTCGTCGTTCTCCTTCTGATCGGCCGCAGCCTGGTCGGCGGCGTCCTTATCGTCGCCGGACAGGCCTGAGACCTTCCAGAAACCCGGCGAGGCCGAGGCAGCCGCGATCAGGGCCGCATCCGCTTCGCCGTCGACCGGGACGGCCTTGTTCGGCGCGAACGACTTGCCGTGCCACTGGACGCTGCCGGTGTCCTCGGGATCGAGGTAAGTGATCTTCGGCATGGCGGTCAGTCCTGCTGCGGGTAGAATTCGATCGTGATCGCGACGCGGCCGGTCGTGCCGCCCGTGCCCGGGTTGAACGTCGCGAGGAGCACGGTGTCGCCAGCGAAATACTTGTCGCCAGCAAGGGCGCCGGACGTAACCGGACCCTTGTAGCCGGCGGTGCCGATGGCCGTATTGGCGGCGGCGGCGAGGCCGGACGTGTTGCCAGCGATGCCGATGTCGAGCGCGGCGCCAGTGCCGTTGAACGCCTCGGTCACGTCGACGATGGCGGCCTTCACGAACGAGCCGCGCGGCACGCACACGATTTCGCGGGAGCCGGCAGCGTTGCCGAACAGAATGACGTGCTTGGCGCCGTGCCAGCAGTTCTGCGGGTAGACGCGGGCCTTGTTTTCGAGAGCCATGATATAAAATCCCGTTTTGTGGGAATCGGTTACGCCGAGCGACGGCGGGCGGATGATAAAAGGGGGTCGATATTACCGACCCCCTTATCGTCAGGCTTAGGCGTCGTCGATCGAGGCGAAATAGGCGGTGTAGACCGACCAGTCCTTGAGCAGGTTTGCGTTGT